AATATAATGCTCTCTACAATCGGAGAAGCACCAGTGAACAGTATTACTGGAACTACTACAGTTGATGTAAGTACAGCAAAAAATATTCTTAATGAAACATCTATGTCTATTCAATCACAAGGGTGGAATTTTAACACACATACAAATTATAAATCACTATCTTTAGACAGTGACAGCAAAGTACCCCTACCTTCAAACTGCGTAAAGGCTGACGCAAACTCTCAATTCAGACATTTAAATTACACTATTAGAAGTGGTTATTTATACGATATGGAAAATCATACTGATGTATTTACTTCAGCTCCTAAATCAGTTGATTTAGTTTTAGTACAACAATTTGAAGATTTACCAGAATACGCAAGACAATATGTTACAATGAAAGCGGCAAGAAGATTTGCGGCTAGGTTTATTGGTGACAAAGAAATTACACAATTAATTGGTCAAGATGAGAATGAAGCACTTATGTCATTCCATCAAGCTGATAGCCAAGAGAGTGATATTAATATGCTCGAAGGTGATAGCAATACATTTTCTATAATTCATAGACCCACTAGAAGGAATTATTAATTATGGGTGGTGTTGTTTCACAATCTATTCCTAACTTCTTAAATGGTATGTCTCAACAGACACCTACTCAAAGAGGTATTAATCAAGGAGCAGACCAAGTAAACTTGCAGAATAGTTTAGTAGATGGTCTATCAAAAAGACCTCCTTTAGATTTTATTAAAACTGTTGATAGTTCTAATATCTATTCTAACAAAACAAAATTTTGGTCGATACAAAGAGATGCTGATAATCAATACATTGTAGCTTTATACAATGGAGGTATTAAAGTATTTGATTTAGATGGTACAGAAAAGACAGTTACTATTGCAAGTGGTTCAAGTTATTTAACTTCAACAAACCCTAGAGAAAATTTTAAATTAGTTAATGTTGCTGATTATACATTTTTAGCTAATACAGGAACAACAGTAGCGGCTGATAGTACAACGTCTGCGGCTAAAGTAGAAGAGTTTTTAATTGTTTGTAAATTAACAAACTATGGTAGAGAATATAAAGTTGCATTGAAACACCCATCAATGGCACAAGAACTAGAAGTAGTCTTTCAGTTACCTTCAGGTAATGATGCGTCTACTGACAGTAAATTTAGAGATACAAATAAAATTACAGATATACTTTTGTATGGTACTTCTAGTACACATTGGGACAGTAATGCAAATGGTATAGGGTTTAATGTTAGAAGAACGGACACTAATGCTTCAGTATCTACATCACAAGGATTAGCAAACTATACTGGTTTTACATCTCATTTTACATTTGAGGCTTTTGATAGTGTAATTTATGGAAAACCTACTGATGGTAATGCAAATTATACTATAACTACTTCTGATGGTTCTGGTAACACAGCCATGTATTCTATTAGAGATGAAATACAAGATTTTAGTAAGTTACCTTTTTATGGAAAAACAGGTGTAATTATAAAAATTACTGGAGAAGAAGGTGACACTTTATCTGATTACTATGTAAATTTTTCAGGTAAGTCTGGTGTATGGAATGAAACTATAGCACCTGCAACTTCTGTAGGTTTAGATAATTCTACAATGCCACACGCATTGATTAATAACAATGATGGTACGTTTACTTTTCAACAATTAGATTGGACAGATAGGGTTTGTGGAGACATAGACAGTAATCCTAATCCTACATTTGTTGGTAAAAAAATTAACAACCTAACATTTTACAAAAACAGATTAGGTATTTTATCAGGAGAAAATTTAGTATTAACAGAAAATGCTTCTTTCTTTAATTACTTTGCTACAACATCTACACAAGTATTAGATACTGACCCTATTGATGTTGCGGCTTCAGGTACACAAGTAAATACACTTAAAAATTCTGTAGGTTTTAATGAAAGTATATTATTATTTTCTGATACATCACAATATAAATTAGATAGTTCAGGTGAAAGTATATCACCTACAACAGCTATACTTAATGAAGTATCTTCATTTGAACATGATGATAAAGTTAGTCCAGTATCAGCAGGTAAGTTTGCATATTTTGCACAAGCAAGAACAAACAATACTGCAATAAGAGAATATTTTGCTGATGATGATACACTGACAAATGATGGTGTAGACATTTCTGTATCAGTAGGAAATTTAATACCAACTAATTGTTATCAAATTGTTAGTAATACAACAGAAGACACTTTAGTATTTTTAACATCAGATACACTGGATAGTCAAACAGCTCCTTATAGTGGAACAGTGTCTACAACATACGCTAACACAATGTATATCTATAAGTATTTCTTTGATGGTGGAGAGAAAGTACAAAACGCTTGGTCTAAATGGACATTCACAGGTGTTAAGATTTTAGGTGGTATGTCTTTAGAAAGTTTTATTTATTTATTAGTATCAGAAGGTACTACTACAAAATTAGTTAAAATAGATTTAAGAAATTTAAAAGATACAACAATAGGTCATGGAGTTTATATTGACCTTAAAACTTCAGTTACAGGAACGTATAGTGCAACAACAGATTTAACCACGTTTACGTCACCTTATGGTGCAAAAACAGGGTTACTTGCAGTAGATAGAACCAATGGTAATAACTACACTGCAACAAATACATCAGGTTCAACATATACAATTTTAGGAAATCACACAGCGTTATACATTGGTGTTCCTTACGAAAGTAAATATACAATGTCTACACAGTATGTAAGAGAAAATACTGGTAGAGGATTAATAGCAGTAACTTCAGGTAGATACCAAATACGAAACATATCATTTAATTTTGAAAACAGTGGGTTCTTTCAAGTAGAAGTTACTCCTACTAACAGAGACACGTCTACAGCTATTATGAATGGTTATGTAATTGGTACAGCTACATCAATAGTAGGGCAACCTGCTATAGCAACAGGGACTTTAAGAGTGCCTGTACAATGTCAAAATACAGAATTTACTTTAGATATTAAATCTTCATCTCACTTGCCTATGTATATCGCAGGTGCAGAAGTTGAAGGTTATTATCATAATAGAGCAAGAAGGATTTAATGAAAGAAAACTACGTTAGAAAAGCAAAATTAAAAGATGCTTTAGAGTTAGCACCAAAAATTAGAAAAGGTGACAGACAAGAGATTATGGCTTCCAATGGAGCAACTCCGTTAGAAGCATTAGTTATTCCATTTACACAAGAAGGTAAAATTTATTCTATTATAGGAACAAAATCAGAAGGTGTGATTGGTATGTTTGGTTCTGTACCATCAAAAGAAAAAGGTTACGGAGTAGTATGGTTATTATCTAGTGAGGATTTATTTAAACACGTCAAACAGTTTATTAAAGAATGTCCTAAATGGGTAGCAGATATGAGTAAAGATTATGAGTACGTCTACAATTTTGTAGATGAAAGAAATTGGAAAAGTTTAAAATGGTTACAATTTTTAGGATTTGAACCAAAAAGAAAAATAGGAGATTTCGGTATCGGTAAGATGCCATTTTTATTAATGATGAAAGAGGTAAATAATTAATGTGTGATATTAAAGCGGCACTACAAGTAGCAGGAAGTGTTGTAGCTTATAGACAAAAGAAAGCTGACAATAAAGGTATTCGAAGAGACCAAGAGACTACAAGAGCAAATGCCGATAAAGCATATTTACATGACATTACTAAAATTGACCAAGAGAAAATTTTAGCTGACCAAGAAAAAACAATAGCAGAAATTAGAACTAAAGCTAAAAGAGATGGTGAGATTGCACAAAAAGTAAATTTAGGTAACGCCAACAATACTAAAATTGTACAATCTATTAGTGCTTTATATGATGAAGACTGGATAGATATAACTAGAGGTTACGACAAAGACATTCAATTATTTCAAAATCAAAAAACAGAAGCCTACGCTAATCAAGTAAAAACTTATAACAGTTTAAAACCACCTACAGACCCATCAAGAACTGGATTAATGCTAGATATAGCTAGTTCAGCTAATGGTGGTTATCAACGAAGTCAAACTAATCAAAAACCAAAAGAATAATATGGCTAAATATCAAAAACAAGGAACAAATAAATACTATGGTGCGGCTAACGCAGGGTACGTACAAACAGGTAGCAGTGTTAATGGTTTAGCTAAATCACTTACAAACGCAGGTTATAAAATTGGTGAAGCTGAAAATTTAAGAATTGATAGAAAAAAAGATGAAGCTATTGCAAAGATAGATGAGTTATATGCTACTGGTAAATCTTTTGAAACTATTCAAGCAGAGATTATTTCAGGTAAACACAAAGAACTAACTGGTAAATACATAGAAGCTACTACTAATTATCATGCAGGAAGAGTTAAAGCACATGAAGTAATAAATACTATTAAAAAAGCTAAAATAGATGATGGCTATGATATTTCAGATGAAAGTATGAGCCTTGAATTATTTTATAAAAAACACATGCCTGATACTAAATCAATGGACACTTCTACGTTATTAGGTTTTACAACACAGTTTAATAAATTTAGACATGCAGATGCAATCGAAGATGCTGAAGCTAGAGGTAGATTTAATTCAGAAGAAAAAATTAGAAAAGGTGCAATGTTGTTAGACGATATTCCTACAGAAAATATAAAAAATGAATTGTCAGATTTTATTACAGGATTACAAATACAAGTGCCAAATGGTGATGGAACAAATAAACCAAATCTATTACACACAAATGCAGAAACTTTAGCTATTATTAGAAGAAGTATAGTTGACATTATTGCTAATGCTAAAACAGAAACAGATTTAAACAGAGCTGATGTCTTATTAAATACAAATCTAGGTTATTCAAAAAATGGTTCTGCTATTGGAACGATAGCGTCAAGAAAATCAAAAGAGATTTTAATTATTCAAGAAAAATTAGAAAAGAAAAGAAGAGCTTTGATTATTAACGATAGACAAGAAAACGACTACAAAGATAAAGAAACAGTAAAAGGATTGTTTGCCAAAATTAATGAACAGGTTGAAGTTGAAGTTTCTGGTACGGCTGATGGGGATATTACTATGGGTAAAAGAGATAGAAACCATGTTGAACTTATGGAAATTAGAGATGAAATATTTAAGATGGGTGTACCTTCTTACATAACTAATTTTGATAGATTAAGTGAAGAAAACGCTTACATTGATACTGACCCTGCTGTTTATAATGAATTAGTATCAAGAATTTATGATGGTGACTTTTCAACACAAGCTGAAATATCAGATGCTATTGCCGCATTAAATATAGACCCTAAAAAGTTAGCACCAACATTAGCTTTATTTGCTAGTTGGGAAACATCTAACAATAAGAAAGGTTCAATTCACACTTCTAATACAGTTTACAAAGAAGGTCTTAAATATATTGAGAATGCTGTTAGAGGTAATTACACATCAAACGGCATATTAAAAGAGAATGGAAACAAAGCAATTAGAAATGCACACAACTACATGAAAGTAGAATTGTATACTTTTGAAAAAGAATATGAAGAACAAAATGGTAAACAACCTTCTACTTTTGAACGTGAAGAATTTATGAAAAAGATGGGTGATATAGTTATTCAGAAATTTGTTGAAGGTACAGAAGGAGACCCAACAATGAAAACAATGACTGAATACGAAGAAGATATTAAAACTAAACAAGCAGAAAAAGATGCTAAAGATGCTAAATATGAAGCGGCAGGAGTATCTGAAACTACAGAAGCTATTGCTAAAGCGTTAAAAGATGCTGAATTAGATATACCTGTTAAAGTAAAAGAGGCTTTAGAACAGTTTGATAGTTCGTTCTTAGGTTTAGAATTATTAAGCAGTGATGATAGATTTGGTGAAAGTAATGCCGAAAGTAGACAAAGGTTTGCTAATGAAAAGATACCTGCGGTAGTTGCCGAAATATTAAAAGACGTTCCTATTACAATGGAAGTTATTGAAGCAATGGAAACAGCAGATTTTAATAGTTTAAAAATGCAAATTGCAGAAGCTATGTCAGCAGGTAGCACAGGAGCATTAGGTAAAATAACTACTCAACAAATAGACCAAGCACTACAACTTATTATTAAAAATAAAGGAAGTTAATGGCATCATTTAGTACATCACTAGGTACACCAATTACAGGAAACACAACAACAGCAGATTTACAAAAACCAGATAGTGCGGAATTAGCTTTAGAAGAAATACAAACTGAAAAATTTTATAATACTTTAAAAAGTTATTATTCATACAGAGAAAAAGACACAAGTTTTGATAATATGTCTCCTGCTGATTTATTAGATTATTTTTATGAAGATAGGTCTTGGAGAAACAACAATACAATATCTATGGGTATGGATATGGCAAATGTATTTGGTGAAGATGATGAAAATAGATTAAAAGAATTTTCTTACATACAACAAACTTACTCTTCTCTTCCATCTTTTTGGAATGACCCAAATAGAACTTTTGGTTCATGGTTAATTGACAATGGTGGTGCTATGTTAGCAGACCCAGTTAACTTGGTAAGTTTAAGAATTGGTGGTGCGGCGGCAACGGCGGCATTCCGAGCCTCATTAAGAGTAGCTCTTAAAAATAAAATGGCTAAAGAAATTTCAGCTATTACAATTAAAGAAACTGCAAAAGAAGCTGAAAAATTAGCTTTAGGTAAAGCAATTAAAAAAGGTGCATTAACTGAAGGTTATATTAATGCAGGTATTGCAGGTGGACAAGATATATTATTACAAAATACTGCTGTTAAAGCAGGTATACAAGATGAAGTTAGTCTAAAACAATCAGGTATAGCAACTGCCGCAGGGTTTGGTTTTGGTACTATTTTTGGTGCAGGATTTTCAGCAGGTGCTTTTAAATTAACAAATAGAAATCTTGCTAAGAACTCTGTTAAAAATTTAAACGACATTCATAATTATGGTAAAAGTACCACTACAGGTGCAAAACTATTTGATGAATTAACTATTACAAACAAATCTAGCAAAGCAGATGTCAATGCTCCCAAACAACAAAAACCCCCAAAAACTACAAAAGAATATATTAAAAAATTAAGAGGCGATAAAATTAAAACAGACGATAAACCACCTAAATTAGCTATCAATGCTACTAAATTAAAAGATGGTGGTTACACTGCTTTTGTAAAAAATAAAGTTGCAGAGATTACCGAACAATTAGAAAAGAAAACTATTTCTAA